GTGAGATTACCAGTGATGGTAGTGGTTCACAGATTGGATTACTTCAAGAAAGCATATCCATGACGTAAAGCCATTAATTTCAAAGCTTCAACCTTTTTAGGATGAGGATTTTTGAAATTATTGATCTCTATAGGTGACCATGTATTCCGGAATTTACTAATTCCTGTTGAGAAACTACCAGAAAATCTGGTAAATGACTCATCATACATTTGTCATTCGTCTTTTGCTAAAGAACTTAAAGCCTTCCTTCACAATTTAGAACCTACCAATATTGTATCATGATAATTTCGTGATCATATTGCTAGTTCTGAAAAGTCAAGGAAATTCACCAATTTCGAGAGTTCATAAAGATTAAATTCTTTAGAATCTCTTGGAATTGAGGAAACCTTTTCGTCTATATCATCAATTCAATTTTTGATTGAATGATATAGAGGTAAAGTATCAATATAATTAAAATCAGCTAATCATAGAGAGAAATATCTCTCGAATTGATCAGTTAATTTAGTTATTTGATAAATACCTTCTTTAACAGAAGTACGAACTACTTCACCGAGTACCCTATTGGTCTCCACCTTTAGGATTGTACTATTACCGGGTAAAGGGTATGCATCGTTATCTCTACATGCGTGTGATAATGCATTACGCATTTCATCGTATGTAGCGATACCTAATGAATACCTAATACCCATATTCAGGATACGTATTTGATAATTCAAATACTTGTTATTATAGCTCAATTTCTTATGTGAAATTGGGTCATGAAAAACAATTCCTGAGTACAATTTTACCAATAAGTTAACTAAATTTCCTCTATACAAATAAAGGTTATGCTTAATATTAAAATGATCCATTAAAATAGTGAAAACTATTGATGGATTACTAATATTTTTAGCAATACCTTTAAGTGGTAACGGAGAAAGTTCAATGAACTTACCGTTAGTTTCTCTAATCCATCTCTTCGCAAATTCATATGTATTTTTAGATACATGTGTTTTGTGAGGAGATATAGATACTCCTAACCTTTCCATAACTAATTTATAATGTCAGGCAACTTTATTGTCTTTAATAACAATATCGTCACCTAAAATTATATAGTTAGTAAAAGGATAAACACCAGCTAATTGAGCCGCTCAGGCTACAACTAGATGGTGGGTAATCGTAAAGGCAGCTCAACTCGTGTAACTACCCATTGGTTGACCAACTGCATAACGCAGTTTGTCTCCCTCTGGAGTTAGAAATTCACGAGTTACCAAAAGGTTTCTTCAAGCATCTCCAAATCAGTAAGATTTAATTAAATCATGATTTTTCGAAAAAAAGTCATGTAATTAACTTCTGTTGAAGATGTATCGGAAATCGATCAGTAGCACTTGAAAGATCAAGGGAATGATAAGAATCTTTTCCCGTTCAATTTGTATGAGGGTCCTGAGTAAAAGTCCTATCAGTACTCAAACTTCCCAATAATTTGAGAAGTTGTGAGTGTATAGGCTTTAATGTAAACTGAGTAAAATAGTCTGAAATGGCTATGATTCTCTTTTTACATTCAGGATCATCCACAATACTTAATCTACCTGTGGATCTATGTGATTCGGATTTATCCTTATCAACTTTTAGATTTCCAGTAGGTAAAATTAATGTATTGTGTTTAACAAATGAATAAAAACGACCAATATGTCTAACAAAGAATTCATTATTATTAATTAAAGTGTGCAACCATTTAAGTTGATCAGCTCTAATTCATTTTATTGTATATAAAATGGAAAGAATTGACGGACCGTGAGGTCCCTGCTTTAAACTAATAAAGAAATCCTTTGTAGTATATTCGTGTTGTTTTAAACTAAGATTATTGTCAGTTATTCATTTATTAATAAATCATGATGGAACCGTATAAAAACGTTTCTTACATGGATTTGTAATAGAAGAATAATCTGCTTTAATAACTTCATCTTTCTTAGGAGTAATTGTTCTTGAAATATTCATAAGAGTTAAACAAAATTTAATCTTAGTAATATTCCCAGAATCAATATACTCTTTAAGAAATATGAACTTAGTCGGGAAACCTTTAATTGTTGAAATGAAATGGTCATTTACCAAAATTGGCTTACCGCATAAGTATCTTGTAATTAACAATCTACTTTGCTTTAAGTAATTAACAGTAAATTTAGTACCATTCAATTTTAACATTTTAAAGATTATCTTAAAAGTTTTCTTGATAGCATCTATATCTGAGATACCAAAAACAAAATTGGTTAATCTCACTATTATGATGAATAATTTATTATTTATCATGATTAAGGTATAGATTGATACTATATGCAGAACCCCTCGAACACTTATGTTCTTGTGGGCCCCATCCCCTATAGAAGGTGATGGTCTGTGTCATTATAGAACTCCAGAGTTAACCAGACTTTAACATTAAATAATTAAGAACTAATTATTTAAGTTATGGTACCTGGAAATGTTATGAAAATAACATTCTCTGTTTTAGCTATAATGTTTCTAGTATTGCTATTGGCTGTCTCACACTTACTCAATCCTTTCCAAATGGATTAAGGTTATGTGTCCCTTGGATATATTTTTATATACCCAAGTAGGATTAGACAGGATACTAAACCCTTACGGGTTGTACCACAAACGAGGAAGTTATTACTAACTTATTGGTTGCACATCA